CCCACCATAACATACGCAAAAGAGGCTGGAATGTACGAATGGACCTTTGATTCGATCGTGGCTAATAGTATTCTAGGCACCTATTTGCCATAACATGAGAGGCGGGCATGAATGAATGATTTTGAGCTTGGTGGACGAAAGTTCAAGATTGGGAAATTAAACGTCTTTAAACAGTTTCATGTGGTGAGACGAATTGCTCCGGTGCTGGCTGATATGCTCCCAGTCATGGGTGATCTTCAAAAAGCTACCAAAAATAATCAAAAATCTGAAGACGAAAAGTTTCAAGAGGTGGCGTCAATCCTGGCCCCCATTTTAAAAGGCTTTTCCAAGCTCTCAGACCAAGACAGTGAGTTTGTTTTGTATGGGCTCTTATCAGCCGTTGAGGTCCAACTTGGAAATTCCTGGACCAAAATAGCCACTGACAATTTACTTATGGTTCAAGATTTTGACCTGCCAGCTTTGCTTCAAATTGCTGGCCGTTCTTTTATGGCGAATCTTTCTAATTTTTTCGCCGTTCTCCCTCAAGCGTCCCCAATGGGCAAATAGAAACTAAACGGCCTGTTAATTGGGTGGAGATGAATAGTGGGGAAGATTGGATTATGAGGCCGGTACTTGAGGGCCTTTGTAAATACGAATCACTTAAGGACGGCACTTTGGATTTAGCGGACATTGCCAGAATGAATGAAAGCCTCGACGTGAGAGCCGAAAATGAAAAGCGTTACCGGGAAGCAAACCAAGTTTAGTGCTAAGGATGGCGGTCAACACCGCCATGGATGGCGGTAATTTATGGCAGCTAATGGCGACGTAATAAAATCCTTTTTGGTGGGCCTAGGCTTCGATGTCGATGAATCCTCTCTTGCTAAATTCAATAAAGCAGTTCTCACTGCTACCGTAAAAGTCACAGCTCTTGCCACTGGTATTACAGCCGCAGCCGGGGGCATAACAAAAGCTATCACCGGAATTTCGGGTGACTTTGAAACCCTTGGTTATCAGTTCAGAATCATTTCACCAGCCATAAGTAAAGCTCTTTACTTAAGAACTGAGATGCTCAAAGCTTACAAAGCGGCAGGTATTAATATTTCAGAGGTGGTGAGAAACGCCGTTAAACTTAATCTTTCAATCACCAAGACCAGGTACATTTTAGATGCTATTTACAAATCAGTTGGGGCTAAATTCTTCACTCTACTTACAAAACAAAGTGACCAATTCAGAGAGGCCATTTATAAAAACCTTCCTAAGATTATAGCGAGTCTTGAAAAGTTTGTGAAAACGGTTTTTAAGGCCTTTGAAATTGTATTACAATTAGGTGAGCGCCTTTGGTCAATTCTCACACGCGTTTATGATTTTTTTGCTCTTCTTGATGAAAAAACAAATGGCTGGTCCACCAAAATTATTGCTGTCATTGCAGCTTGGAAGCTTTTAAATTTAGGATTTCTTGCTACTCCTCTTGGAATGCTCATTGCTGGTTTCACGGCCTTACTTGCTTTGTGGGATGATTTCAAAACTTTCAAAGAAGGTGGGAAGTCACTTATCAATTGGGGTAGTGACATGACAAAGACTCTAACGGGTCTTGCGGCCATTGTCGGCACTCTTATTGCCCTTTGGAAAACCTGGCAGTTTGTAGCCCCAGTAATTGAAACCATCACCAAAGTAATGAAAGCTCTCAACGTAGTTGAGGGCATCACCGCAGCTATAACATTTTTACTTGAGGCACCATTATGGGCTGTGGTGGCTGTTGTGGGGGCGCTTATCGCAGCACTCACCATTTTGTATTTGAAATGGGATGCAGTTAAAAGTTTTTTCCAAGGGGCCTTTGGAAATATCAGTAAAGGATTGGGCGCATTAGGCGGTGGGGTATTAGATTTTTTAGGAAACGCGGCACTACCCAAAGGCTCGCCTATTAGTCCGGGGGCGCAAAATTCAAATAGCGCCACACTTAATCAACAAACAAATATTAACGTCATAGGTTCAGCCGATGCCGGAGCAACGGGAAGATCTGTTGCGACACAACAGGGCCGAACTAATCGTGACTCTATTGATTATATGGTGGGGTCAACTAGATGAGCTTTTTAAGTCAGCCGATTTCAATTATTCCCATTCAACCCCCTCGAAGTATCGGGGGCGGTATTCCTACCTTTGCACAAATAAATATGCAAGTGGTGACCGAAGAAAGAACCACAGACACTCTTAACATCACAAAACAGCCGGTTCAACAGGGGGCTGTGATAACAGATCATTCATTTTTAGAGCCCACTGTGTTTTCATCGACAGCATATTTTAAAGACAATTCAGCGAGTCTTTTATCTGAGGTGGTTTCAATTGCCAGTCCCTCAACGGGACTCGCCGCAATTTACACAAATCTTTTGGCTCTTCAAGCTCTTAGGACACCATTTAATATTGTCACACCAAAAAGACTTTACAATAATATGCTTTTAGTTTCACTCTCTCAGACCACGGACAAACACACAGAAAACTGTTTATCAGTCTCAATGAGCTTCCAACAAGTTATCATTGTCACAGCCTCAGTAGTCAACATCCCAAGAGCTAATCAATCCAATCCCGGCTCAAATGGGGCCACCCAGCAAGCGGGAAATCAACAGTCAGCCCTATTAAAAACCTTTAACCTCGGTACCGGAGGAAATTTTGCGGGGTTTGGCTTAAGATGAGCACCACAAATATAAATGCCACCATTTCAGTTTTCACATTACCCTTGGTGGCTTTGCCTCAAAGTTATAATATCACCCTTGGAAATAACGCTTACATTATGACCTGCAAATGGAATGACGCCGATGAAGGCGGGTGGATATTAGGCTTTGCCGATCAAGTGTCAGGAGATGAAATTGTCAATAATATACCCTTGGTTTGTGGAGTGGATTTGTTGGCCGGTCTTGATTATCTGGGCTTTGGTGGAAATTTATTTGTGTACACCAATGGAGATGCAACGGCAGTGCCGACGCTTGATAATTTGGGCATTGATTGCAATGTGTACTTTGTCACTCCCGCAATTGTTCCACCATTAGGGGTGAGTGCCGCAGCGGTGATATTCAATGGCCAATAGTCAAGCCGCTCAAAATAACGAACAATATTTAAGAAAGATTTCACTCATTGTTTATGGCACTCAGCTAGCCCCACCAAATGGAATTGATCTATCTAACTTACGAATTAAGTTTTCAGTTAAACAAACAGATAGTCAAAATCCAAATACGGCTGACATTCGAGTGTACAATCTCACAAATGAATTAGCTCTCGCTATGCTTGGTGCTCTTAATCCACCACCAGGGATTGGTTTTTCAACACCGGGGAAAGTGATTTTAGGTGCTGGTTATCAGTCAAATTTCGGGACTATTTTTGCGGGTGACATTAAGCAAATCATTCTTGGGAGGGAAAGTGCTACAGACACTTTTGTTGATATTGTTGCTGGTGACGGCCATTTGGCTTATGCATACTCTGTCATTAGTCAACCTTTAGCCGCCGGATCTACACCGGCCCAACAACTGCAAGCGGCTGCAAATGCCATGGCTCCGATGGGTCCTGTACTTGGTTATGTGGGTCCTCAAAAACTTACAAGGCTCCCCCGATCTAAAGTTATGTATGGAAACGCTAGAAACTACATGAGAGCCGTTGCCCAAAGTCAAAATCAAACTTGGTCTATACAAAATAACATGATTCAATTTGTGCCAAAGACTTCATATAAGCCAGGCCAAGTGGTGAACTTAAATAGTAAGACCGGGCTCATAGGCACACCTCAACAAACAAATGAGGGAATAAATATCAAATGCCTTTTAAACCCAATGATACCTATTAGTGGGCGAGTGGGGATTAACGAAGCCACAGTTGAGACTTTTAAAATTTCTCTTAACGTTCCTCAAACCCCCACTAACAATCCGGGGTTTAGTTCTGTGAACACACCGTCCCCTATAACGGCTGACGGAAATTATTATGTCATGACTTTAGGGCACACGGGCGATACCAGGGGGACTGAATGGTATACGGAAATAATTGGGATTTCAACCCCACCAGGGGCAAATCCAGTTAACTCGGTTCAAACTTCGTTTGGGCCTTAAGGAGAAAATTTGGATCGGCGTGGATTACTTAATGACCCAGTAGAAACACAACTTCTTATTTTAGATGGTAGACAAGCCACCATGTGGACGGCGCTCCCCTGTGTAGTTCAAGGTGTCGATTTTGATGATATGAC